AATCGAATGGTTTGGGAATTACAAGCCCACTTGAGCAAATAAGGCCAAAATAATCCAAAATAAATAAAATAGTTATAACCCCTTATGTAGTATAGAGTTACGTCGAGCCGGGCGGGGCCGAGCCGCCCTAAGTGCTTACAGCGTAAGGGGTTGTATCAATTGCCCATTCTTGAATAGGCGGGCCACCTATGCTAGCATCTTGGGCTAGGCTTGCGGGTTACACCCTATTGTTGTGAAGCCATCTTGCACAGCAGGATAGTTGACCAGATGGGCAAGCTCATTGCCATCGTACCGATGAACACCTGAGCCAACGCACCAAAGAAAACCACAACACGCATTAACTTACTTCGCTTATTCATTTGTAACCTCTTAAAACATTGTTTATTGTTGTTTGTCATGTTTGCGATTATAATATATTTATCGGCTATTGTCAAGGGTAATCTTGAATAATTCTGAAATTATTTTTTAATAACCCTAGTGGTAGGATTGCCATTATGGCAACGCTTGGCGAAGGCTACCGCTTCACCTTCCGTAGCAAACTCCGCTACGATATCCTGCTGCCATTCCCCACCACGTACCACTGTTTGAATTACTTGAAACATAATTTTTGTATCCTCTTGAGTATTGTTGTTGTTTGTCATGTTTATCATTCTAATATAATTATCGGCAAAAATCAACCCCATTCTAAAGAAAAAACAGAAAAAAAGTCATAATAGTTGTAAGTGCTTATTACCAAAGAGGTTACGTCACGCAGGGGCGGGTTGCGTTGCCGTAAGTCATTACCGTATAAGGGTTTAGGATAATACCTTCGAACCGGTTGAAGCACATTATGCGATAAGCATACGGAGGGGGTGTTTATTGTAAAGAAAACAATTGCATGTTGATGCGCAGAAAAGCCCAGGTGGTACAAAAAAAGCAAGCATCCCTAGAAACGAAACGACAACTTTTATTTAAGAAAGTGTGGATAGAAGTAATGATAGACAAAACCTCTTATGCTTGGCATACCCAGCTTTGCCCTAATCCTGTTCTCTAGAACAGTCAAGGGGCATGTTCCTGCACCATATATTATCCTAGCTATTACAGTACATAGAGGAATCCAAACGTACCAGGGGGTTTCAAGCGGCGCTATGAGAAAGGCCGCAATGTTAAAGAATATTATAATAGAGTGAAACAGCACAACAACCATTAAAAGAAATTTATGAATCTTCATGTGTCCTAACACCTTCTGCTAGCTCTTTTAACCGCCCTATAATCCTCTCGCGTAGTTCTTCAGAAATAGTTTCGTCGCACGCTGCATCTACAGAAAGCTTCTGTATCCTTTTAGCCCACCTCTCCTTTTGCTCATTTTTCTTAGACATCTCTTTGGCAAGCTCTTCTTTAATTTCTAACAGCTTTTTGTGATATTCATCCAGAAGAGGAAGATACTTCTCTTCCACCACCTTTTTAACAGAACAGGCTTCTATACAATCACAGATTGTTAAAACGGCGTAACATAGGTTATGGTATTTTGCCGAAATTTCTTCAGGAGACATTATATAAGCTTCCAAATGTCCCTATCTAAAAATCCTACTTAGTTGCAACTACGACCTCTACATCCACTCCACTTATCTGTGGGTTTACAACATAAACTGTATCTAGACTTTTCGTTGTAGCTATAGGCGACTTACTGGAAGACGAACCAACCCTCTTGTCAAACAAAACCACAGAAGACTTGGGCGTGCATTCTATTCCAGCCGCCGAGCTAGCCGAAGAAAGAGCTATAGTTATATTATTTCTGTCATCTAAATTTGTAAGCCTGAAATATCGCAGGTCTTCTATCGAATACTTCTGCCCGCTTTCGAGAGGCACAAATTCAGCTATAGCGTGAGATTTATTAATACCACTGCCAGCGACAGTGTACACTCTTTTTGAATAGTTTCTAATTCCGCTTATTGTCTTTACTACATTCTGATTATAAGAAGCGTTGTTTAATGTAATCTGCTCTGTTACAGTTACGGTCAACGTAGAAGCGGATACTGTAGACGCCATTTACCTAACCCCTGTTTCTGTTAAAAAAAATAACCATTCTAGCACGCCCGTTTATTAGAGCCCACTCAACCCTTACAGGCCGCTGGTAAAAGTTATTAATGTTTCCTTTTTGTTGTATTCTTTGCCTTCTCTTATATATTTCTTCTGATTTATACGGATTACTTCTTCTGTCGGCCGCATCTGCTGGCGGAGCCCAAAGCATTATCAGGCTAATTAGCGCAATTATTATTGCTAAAACTATACCAATATGCAATCCATATAATTTTTTCATTTATTATCTCTTAAATCCCAGTATATAACATTACCTTTTGTTTCAATCTCGTAAGAGCCAGGCTTAATAATGCCGCTTTCGCTTACATTTATTTGCATTTTTCTTACAAAGCGACTGTCACCAGACGGTGCTGGTGTCCATCGTATATTTAAATTCATCTCCCCCCCTCATGATAAATTTATCTAAACGGAACAAAATACCCAGGAGTTCCAAACCAATACGGGTTGGGTTGCTGCATAACCTGGGGTCGATAATATACCCTTCTTCTTCTAGGATAACGATTAATAGTCACGGCTGGCCCAACTCGGCTCACCCGCATGTCTCCAGTGAATTTTCCACCATAACCAGGAACCGCAAAGGTAGGACCTCCGACATATCCTGGCAAAACGCTTTTGTAATACGCATCAATCTGCTTTTGCTGACGCAAATTTACTCCTTGAGCCGAAGCAATAGAAGCAATAAAAAATACCACTAAAAACAAAATAATCTTATTCATATTTTACCATGCTTTACACGACCAATATCGTGCCTTCCATTTAGGTCCTGGGTTATCACAATTGTGTCTCGCTCTAAAATTCCTTCTCCGTGCAGGGTCGCTTTTTTTAATCTTCATGTTAGGGTCGCCAAAATTAACCTTTACGACGTTACCCTTTTGATTCTTTACATAAACCGAACGCTTCTTTGGCCCGCCAGGAGTTCTGAACGGCTTATTTAGCTTGACGGTTCTACCCTGATATTTTGCTGCGAAATTTAGTTCATATCGCACTAATTCATCCTTCTGCAAAGCATCTGCCTTATCTATCTCAGGATGAAAGTTTAATTTAATCGTTTTTGCGTCTTTTGCTATTGATTTACCGTCAATTATCACCTCTATTGGATATGGCTCTAATTTATCATACCAGTAAGCAATTTCATAACTACTGTCTTCGTTGATGGCTATAAGCAAACCTCTGAGGTATTCTTTTACGTCTTGTTTTATCACGTAATCCTCGCCGGGCTTTACAAGCAAATCGACGGACTCTCCTTTTGCTTGTTGAGCTTTCTTCCAAGCTTTGGGGTCTGGTCGGTCTTTATCGCCCTTCTTTGCGGGCTTATAATTCTTACCCTCTCGCTCTTTCTTCTTACGGATGTTATCCCAAAGACCGTCTGCGGAAACCTCCTCAACCTCTTCTCCAAAATCCTCATAGTCTGATTCTTCTGGAACAACGAAGTTAGATTCGGTGAGTTCTTCTACTTCTCCACATTCACAGTCTTTTTCGTATTCGGCGTACACAAACTCATCGCCGAACATTTCTGCAAAATTAAGTTTATCTGCAGCAGCTCTAGATTGAGCCGTACACACAGCAACCCGCTGCTTCTGTTCGGGGTACTCTTGTTGCATTGTTTCAGAGGTCATACATCGACCCATGAACTTTTGGGCTTCTTCGCCCTTTTCTCTTTTTGGTATTGGCATGATACTATTTATACACCAATTATCTATTTGAATTAGGGTAAGCGTTGTCTCTTACTTTGGTATCGCCAACATACTGATTAGTATATGTCATCTTAGTATATGTTCGTACCTGATATGATGGACGCTTTGGATAATTATTGTAAGTAGGCATTCTGGGTATAGCGTACTGAGCCCCTCTTCTGGGGGCGCACCCATCATTGTGCTGATACGAGCCATAATTTACATTATTCAATGTTTGCATGTGCATATTATACGCACCGGCTCCTTGCTGAAGGCCCGCATTTCTTCTGTCTGCATACCAGCCTGTGGCTCTTCTATGAGCTATAATGTTTCGCCTTTCTTGAGCCTTCTGAGCCCCTCTTTGCTTTATAACTTGATTTGCCCACAGCTTTCTTTGAGCCTCATTAAGTTCCCATTCGGTAGGAGCCCTTCTACCATACTTTACGTTCTTAGACAGGTATTTTTCCCAAGGCTGCCCCTCAAAAGGTCTAGATGTTATATTTGACTGTATTTGAGTATCAGTGTTAGTGATTCTACCACCGGCCTTATTCTTTACTTCCCACTCTCCCTTTTCCTCATTCCACACATGTTCCTCATCTTGCCAATCCTGACCAAATGCACTGAAACATAACATAGATATCAGTGTGAATATAATTACCTCTATGGTGAACCTTCGCATACGTCTTCCTCTTTCTTTACGGAACAAATTCCTCTACCAGGGTTCTTTTTTATACCCATCTTCTGTCTCTGCTTTCTCCAAGCATTAACAGTGATGATTCTTCCACAAACCTTACTTAATTCTATCGCTCCAGCCTCATCTGTCAACTTTCCCGCTGAATCTCTGATAAACTGCTTTTCCGCTTCACTCCAAACCTTATTCATAATTTTCCTCACTTATTGACTTTTTTTCATTTTTTAGGGTATAATATAATGTCCACTTTTATTCTTCGGAGAAATAGCATGAATTTGAACTTTAACTTACGTCTCAACCAAGATGGCAAAATTAATTCCACTGACGATGGAAAACTTACCCCTTCATTATTATACACTACAGAGGCGGAAGAAAGCAAGAAAAAAACTGATGACGAGCTTGACGTTCCCGACCCTGAGAAAAGTGAGGCCGAGGAGATAATTAAGGCAAATACTATTGAAGATAAAAAAGACTAAGCGTATGAAAGTGCCAAAAGGTCTGACAGAGCAGGAGGTTCTTCAGATTATACAAAAGACGGTTGTGTACCTTGCGCCTAGCTTTAAATTTGGATACTTTGATACAGAGGATATGAAGCAAGAAGGCACCATCTTTTGTTTGGAAGCCCTTGACTCTTTTAATTTTGACAAGTCTTGCCAAGAGGAGGTCGGAGATGCATTACTGACCTTCCTCAAGACTCACGTTAGATGGCGTTTTTTAAATATGCGGAGAAAACAACTAACAAGGCTAGAGCCCCCCATATGCGAGTGTAAGTTGTGTAAAAATGATTCTGCCAATAGATTGGATTGTAAAAAATACTCAAACTGGGTCAAAAGGAACGTTGCTAAAAAAAGCTTGATGGAGCCATTTGACGTTACCGAAATTCATACGGTTGACGCATCTTTTACTTTTGATATAGAAATGAATATACTGTCATCTGATGTAATAGAGATTTTAAATGAACATGTCCCTGCGTCAATCCGCTCTGACTACAGAAGATTTATGGAGGGCGTTAGCGTTCCGAAGGCAAGGCGAGAAAAGTTAATACAACAAATAAAAATTATCATCGCAGAACACTACAGCAAAAAAATGGTGGAAGATGAAGACTGGTCGACTTAGCAAAGAAGAAATAGCTTACATAGACGCCAATTTGTCAAGCATGACAGACTCTCAAATAGCGGTAAAGCTCGACAGAAGCGTTGAAGCAATTACGCAAAGAAGAAGCGTTGCGCCTCAAGAGAACGCTAATATAGAGCTGCAAACATACATATCCCAGCTTCATTCAAAGCATTTCTGGTCAACCGTTAAAAAAAGCTTGTTAAATGACGAAATAGAAACGTTTGAAAACAGTTGGGCTTCTCTCTATTCCCAATTCTTTCATCAGGGCGTTACTGCGACTGACGAGATAATGATGAAGGATGTTATAATTGAAGACATATTGCTGCATCGAGCTTTGGAGCAGAAAAAGAACATATTAGAGGAAATAAGAGAGAACGAGAAGCTTCTAGCAGAAGAGAGGGAGAAGGACATGGATGACCGTGACACCGACTTCATGACCAATGCTTTGCGTACGATAGTCCAGCTTCGAGGGACATCCGAGGCTTACACAAAAGAGATAAATGAAATTAAGAAAACAAAAGACGGAAAATTCAAAGACCTCAAGGCAACGAGAAATGAGCGGCTTAAAACTGTGGAAGAATCAGGTAAGAATATATTTGCACTTATTAAGCTTCTTGATGAGCAGAAGATGCGTGAAACTGAGGGAAGAATGACCGGATTAGTGTATGAGGCAGCAAAAACGAAACAGGGGCAAATGAAGCAGGAGATGGTTTTTGCTGATGGTGAGGTTGATAAAGTATGGCTTACGCCAGAAGCAGAGCTTGAAGGGGAGCAAGAAGAAAATGATTAGTAAAGAGCTTGATTTAATTTTCTTACACATACCCAGAGCAGCGGGAGCTAGCATACAACAGGTTTTGCTAAAATTGTATTTCAGGTCTTGGCAAAAATTTGCAAAGAAAGGGTATAGAGGATTTGAGTATCACTATGAAAAGTATTCTTTTCCTATTTTTCAAAATTTAAGAGAAATGCAAATTTCATCGTGGGAAGCAAAAAAGTATACTATATTCTTCGTACTAAGAAACCCGATAGAAAGAATAGCAAGCACCCACTATAGTCTTCATCAACAGTCGATTTCCAACAAAGATATACTACCAACAGATTTTAAAACTTATTTGAAAAACATAAAAAAATATTTCAATGAAGATTTTACCAATATTAAAGATAATAAGGTTTATGATGAAAATGAAAAGATAATCCTTGACGTACACAGCATTGAAAAACTTGACTGGTGGACTAAAACAATAGATGGGGCGGAAGCATCTTGTAAAATTTTAAATTTTGACAAAATTAACAAAGAGTGGGATAAGTTCAAAAAGACTATCGGACCTCCAGGATTTATGAAAGACAATCAAGACCCTAGAAATCCTACAAACTCACTCTCTATTTTAATGCAAAACACAAGCGAAAATTTTAATTATTTTGATTATTATGACGAAGAAGACTTAAAACTCATACATGAAATATACGGTGAAGAAATCGAACTACATAAGGATATGGACTAAATGAAAGCTATTATATTTGGGGTTACAGGACAAGACGGCTCTTATCTGTCTGAACTTCTTTTAGAAAAAGGATACAAGGTTCTTGGGGTTAATCGCAGGGCAAGCACAAACAACACAGAAAGATTAAAGCACCTAGTAGAGAATAAAGACTTTACTCTAATCGAAGGAGACGTAACTGATTTCATCAGTGTGTCTTCGATTATTAACGACTTTCAGCCAGACGAAGTTTATAACCTTGCGGCTCAGTCTCATGTAGCTACGTCTTTTAACGAACCGCTGCATACATGGAGGGTTGATGCAGAAGGTCCGTTGAACATTATTGAATCAGTTAGAAGGCATTCTTTTAATGCTAAATTTTATCAAGCTAGTACGTCTGAAATGTTTGGAAGCTCTGTTGACCCTGACGGGTATCAAAGAGAAACGACTCCCTTTGAACCGCAATCTCCATACGCTATAGCAAAGCTTGCGTCCCACCATAAGGTTAGAATATACAGAGAAGCATATGGTATGTACGCTTGTAGCGGTATTTTGTTTAATCATGAGAGTGAAAGACGAGGCGAGAAGTTTGTAAGCAGAAAGATTACGAAATGGGTGGCTGAATTTAGAAGCTGGATGACCGGTGAAAACAAACCATTCGACGCAGTTTCTGACCCAGACAATATACTTTCTGTAATGAATCCAGAGGAAAGTTTTCCAAAACTGCGGCTAGGAAATTTGGACGCGGCCAGAGATTGGGGTTATGCTCCAGATTATGTCAAGGCGATGTGGATGATGTTACAACAAGAACAAGCAGAGGATTATGTTATAGCTACCGGAACTAGCAGAACCGTTAGGGATTTTGTTAGAATAGCTTTTGACTTTATAGGCATAAAAGAATGGGAAAACCTAGTTGTTGTTGACCCTAAATTTTATAGGCCTGCGGAGGTAGAGTTTTTACACGGAGACGCCAACAAAGCAAAGAATGAGATTGGATGGACCGTAGAAACACCCTTCAATGAAATGGTTAAAAGAATGGTAGAGCACGACATAAGCAAATCATGTCCAAAGAAAAATACGACCCTTATCTAGTATACAGAGACACTAGAGAAAAAGACGGATGGGAATTTACTCAGTCTGGTTATTGCGCTGGCACAGAAGAACAGACAATAAAGACTGGAGACTATACTTTGTATGGGTATGAAAATCACATATGCATAGAAAGAAAAGGAAACGTGTCAGAATTAGCCACAAACATAACACAGCCAAGATTCGAAAGGGAGCTTGAGAGAATGCTTGACTTTCCATGGAGATACGTTTTACTAGAGTTTGAAATGAAAGATGTCGTAGAGTTTCCAAAAGGAAGCAAAATACCGGCGTACAAAAGAAAATACATGAAAGTAAGAGGTCCGTTTTTTTTAAAGAGAATACTAGAGCTACAAAAGAAATACGACGTTCCATTCATTTTTTGTGGAAAATACGCAAAAGAAGTTTGTTCAAGCATCTTCAAAAGATTCATGGAGTCTCAGTCTAAACATGACTCAAAAAAATAACAAAGACCACATTGAAAGCCTACTCAGGCACGCTCACCTCAATATAGGTGATATAGAAAAAATCAATGTAGGCAATGAATTAATATCAAAGAGCAAAGACTACGATAATCCTGTAATGGAATTCTTAGACTTCATGTCTAAGCCAGAAAACTTCTGGTTTACATGCAAATACCTTTTAAATGTAGACCTATTACCATTTCAGCTATGCATACTCCAAGAACTTTGGACCAGAAAATTTCCAATGCTTATTGCAACTCGTGGAGCTGGTAAAACATGGATTCTAGCATTGTATTCTTTACTTAGAGCTTTCTTTATGCAGGGATGCAAAATTATCGTCATTGGCGCAGCCTTTAGACAGTCTAAGCTTCTATTTGAGTACATGGAAACATTTTACAAGAACTCTCCAGTTTTTGCAAATATGGTTGGGGCATCGAAAGGTCAAGGGCCAAAACGAGATATTGATAGATGCACTTTTTATGTTGGCAAAAGTGAAATCATAGCAATTCCTCTTGGCGACGGCTCTAAAATCCGTGGTCTACGTGCGAACTATATTATTGCTGACGAATTCGCATCTATTCCTCAAGAAATATTCGAAGTCGTTATTAAAGGTTTTGGTGCGGTCTCCGCAAACCCCGCAGATAAGGTCAAAGAATACGCTCAGATACAAAAACTTAAAGAACTTGGCATGTATCAAGAGGCTCAAGAAATTGAAGGAGAGCTTGGATTTGGAAACCAAACAATTATAGCTGGAACAGCTTACTACGCCTTTAATCATTTTTATGAATATTTTGTAAGACAAAGGGAGATTGTGCGTAGTAAAGGAGATGAAAAGTATTTAGAGGAACACGTATTTAAGGGCCAGATACCAGACGGTTTTGATTGGACGCAATACTCTGTAATGAGAATACCTGAAGGTTTGTTGCCGGAAGGATTTATGGATAAGTCGCAGCTAGCACAAGCTAAAGCTATGTTGCATTCTTCTAGATATGACATGGAGTACGAGGCCTGTTTTGCAAAAGACTCGGAGGGATTTTTTAGAAGAAGTTTGGTTGAAAGATGCGTTACTAACAATCCTGTAACCTCTACCTCTGGAGAAGAGGTTTCTTTTGATTCTATGATTGTTGGAAATCCTAATAAAAAATATGTCTACGGAATTGACCCAGCTTCTGAAAACGATAATTTTTCTATAGTTGTTTTAGAAAAAAACGACGACCACAGCAGAGTTGTTTATGTATGGACTTGCAGCAGACAAGTTATGAGAGAGAGGATAAAAACAAAGAAAGAGTCAAACCTAGAAAGTTTTTATACTTATTGCGCCAGAAAAATATTAGACCTTATGAAAATATTCCCAACAAATAATATAGCCATCGATGCTCAGGGCGGCGGAATAGCAATAATGGAAGCTCTACACGATAAAAACACACTTAGAGATGGAGAAAAACCAGTATGGCCCTATGTAAAACATGACGACAAAGACCCTTTTTATTGGGAGTCAAAAGATAAACCAACAGACGGCGAAGCTGGTTTGCATATACTTCATATGATTCAATTTGCAAAATCCGAGTTTACATTTAAAGCAAACCACAATCTAAGAAAAGACCTCGAAACTCAAAGTTTATTATTCCCTAAATTTGATACCGTTCTGCTATCAGAAGCAATAACAGACGACAAATTATCGGAAAGACATTACGACACCCTAGAGGATTGCGTAATGGAAATAGAGTCTTTAAAGGACGAGTTAGCTACAATAGAACACAGTCAAACCTCTAGCGGACGAGACAAATGGGATACGCCACAGACTGTTGAGGCTGGAGGAAAAAAGGGCAGGCTCAGAAAAGACAGGTACTCAGCACTTTTGATGGCGAACGAAGTGTGCCACACATTATCTAACCAGCTTGAGGGTCAAGAACATAAATTTACAGGCGGTTATGCGCAACAAAATAAAGAAAAACGAGGGGGGCAACTTTACACCGGACCAGACCACTTAGTTAAAAAAATGAATGGGGTTTATGGTATTGGGGTAAGACGTAGATAATGGTGTAAATATTTACATTGGCATTATCAATCAATTCATAATACTAATACACGGAAACAAAAATGGCACAAAGAAAAACACCGCTTAAAACAAACGTAATAGGCGAATCTAATGACCAAAAAGGCATTGCTTTTGTTACCTTCAATCCGGAAAATTCAGAAGAGGCGGCAAACGCTCTACAGAATTCAAAAGCCCTAGAAAGCTATCAAGCGGTTTCACACCATAGCGCTCATGCGGCTGGTGGTGCCAGAGATAAGTACGAAGATATAAGTACGAATATCTCAGTAAGAAATGAGTTTACCAGAGACGATTATGACTCTTTTCGTCCTAGCGGAGCAAGGCAAGCTCAAACAAAAGCAAACATGTCAAGGTGCGACAAAGCTTACAAGAGAGTGGGCATCGTAAGAAATGTAATTGATTTAATGTCTGATTTTGGTTCTCAAGGAGTAAAATTAGTACACGAAAATAAAAAAATAGAAAGATTTTGCAACAGATGGTTTACCCATAAAATTAATGGCGAAGAAATAACAGAAAGATTTCTAAATTATCTGTACAGAATTGGTACTGTTGTTTCTCAACGGCATATGTGTAAAATTTCTTTGAAAGAAGAAAAAAAAATGTCTGTAGCCGAGCAAGGGAATGTTCTAGAGCCAACACACGAAATGAAGGAGGGTCTAAAGACTAAAAAAAGAGTTATACCTTGCGGTTACACTTTCTTGAATCCTCTTACTCTTGAAGTCGCCGGAGGAGAGTTAGCTCAGTTTGCAGGAGACGTTGCGTTTGGTTTAAAAATCACCGGAACGCTTAGAAGCAAAATTAATTCTCCGAAAAATGAAATGGAAAAAGCTTTAATTGATAAACTTCCCAAAGAGCTGGTAGACGCAGTAAAAAAAGGAGTCAACCTACTTCCTTTAGACAATAATAAAATTTCTGCCTACAGTTATAAAAAAGACGATTGGGATACTTGGGCGTCTCCAATGCTAGAGTGTATACTGGATGACCTCAGACTGTTGGAAAAAATGAAACTCGCAGACCTAGCTGCTTTAGACGGGGCAATATCGCAAATACGTGTTTGGAGGCTTGGAGACTTAGATAAAGGAATACTTCCGACAGACGCCGCGATACAAAAATTGGCAGACATATTATTAAGCAATCCAGGAGGAGGCGCGTTTGACTTAATATGGGGCCCAGAACTAAGTTTTGAAGAAGTTACAACCTCAGTCCATAACTTTTTAGGCGGAACAAAATACGAGCCAATACTGGACAGTATACACAGCGGACTAGGAGTGCCTCCCACACTCACAGGTTCAGCCAGAACTTCAGGCGCAACCAATAACTTTGTTTCTCTTCAGACTCTGGTGCAAAGACTTGAATACGGACGACAGCAAGTAACTAAGTTTTGGCAGCAAGAAGTAGACCTGTTAACACAAGCCATGGGATGGAATAAAGCCCCTTCGATTGTTTTTGACCACATGATTTTAAAAGACGAAGCGGCGGAAAAAGCTTTGCTTATTCAGCTTTATGACAGAAATCTAATTAGCGAAGAAATGGTTGTTCAGATGTTTGGTGGAATACCAGAGCTTGAAGCCTCAAGAAAGAAAAGAGAGCAGAAAGAAAGAACGTCTGGCAAAAGACCGGACAAAGAAGGGCCATACTCCAAAGATAAAATTCATGACTTGGTTAAGGTTGCGTTGGCTAGAGGTTATATTACCCCTGAACAGGCTGGCATTCAAATGGATGACTCTGAAGCCGAGACCCCATTCGACAAACAGTTAGAAAATAAAAAACCCTTAATGATAGAGGGTCCTAAAGACTCTGAAGAAAAAGGGAAGCCAGGAGAAGGAAGGCCAACAAACACAAAAGACGACCCCTCCGTAAACAGAGATAGGCAATTTAAACCTAGAACATCTGCGCAAATTGCAGACGACATAGGGATATTTCTAAACGACATGGCTTGGAGCAAGCAGGCCCAGCAATCTATTTCTAACATCATATCCAAGCCCATACTCAAACACTATAATAAGAAAAATATGAGAAGTCTTTCCCACGCAGAGTGCATGGAAGTCGAGTATACGAAATTCAGAATACTTTCAAACATACCAAAAAATTCAATAATAAACGAAAAAACAGTATCTTCAATACTTAGCTCTAACCCCAAAATACCTGTTGTTTTCAAGAATTGTTACTCAAGCTTAATATCGTCTCATATGAGAAACGTAAACCGTGAACCTACCATAGAAGAGCTGAGAAATATCCAGGCAGCAACATATTGTCTATGCGGCAAATCGTAGGCAATTTTAAAATATGGTGTATAGCTATGAGACACTTTAAGCGGGAGTAATTTTTATATGTATAGAGAAATTCCAGTATTTAAGGCTGAAGCAGAAGCCGGTCTATATGACGCCATTCAGGCTGAAGAGAACCGTTCTATAGCTTCGTTTTGCCCAATAATTACGAATGACAAAATTTGCGAACGCGTAAAAGAAGAGGTTAGGGTTAAAGATAAGAGTTCTTTACAACAAAGCCTCGCTCTCAACACAGAGCAGTTTGACCTACAATACATTTATGCTATTTTAGCCACAACCGGATGGAACAGAAACGACGATGTTTTTGATTCTTACGAGATGTGGTCTGCAAGAAATACTGCTGAAGATAAACCCTTCAACAAAGGTCATGACCCTAACAATATAATTGGACATATAACTGGTAACGCTGTCGTTGACGAAAACTATGAGCTAGTTAAAAATGATTCCGAAGTTGATTCACTACCACAAAAATTCCACGTTTTGACTAGTGCTGTTATATACAAGCACATATCCAGTAGAGATAAAAATCTAACAGAAGAAACGAAAGCTCTTTTGGAAGAAATTTCTACAGGAAAGTGGTTTGTCTCAATGGAGGCGCTGTTTTCTGATTTCGACTATGCATTAATGTCCGCCCAAGGCGAACAATCAGTTGTCTCACGAAACGAAGATACTGCTTTTTTAAGCAAGCATCTACGTGCATATGGTGGGGCTGGAGAATTTGAAGGAGCTCGTGTTGGAAGAATAATGAGGAACCTAACCTTCAGTGGAAAAGGTTTAGTTGAAAATCCAGGAAACCCAGAGTCAATTATTTTTAAGCAAGAAGATAATGTGATTTTTCAAGGTGTAGCTAATTCTGCACCTAAAATTAATTTACTAGTAACTAGTAGTAGCAAAGGAGAAAGCTCAATGTCAGATAACAATGAGCAGGTCCGCTCTTTGCAGGCACAAGTGGAATCGCTTGAAGCCAGACTTAAGGAGTTGGATGAAGAGAAGATTCAGGCTCAGATTTTTACGTTTGAGAAGGCTTGCGCTGACAAAGACGCGGAAATTACTGAACTTAAATCAAAGCTTGACGCTGCTAACGAAGCTTCTGAAGCCTCTATTAAGAGTGCCGAAGAGCTGGAGACAGCTAAAGCTGAAGGCGATAAGACTATTGCTGAATTGCAAGAAAAACTTAACGCCATTGAGGCCGAAAACCTCAAGACTAGCCGTGTTAGCGCTCTTGTTGACAAGGGTGTTGATAAGGCTGAAGCAGAATCTTTGGTTGAAACTTTCGCCGGTCTTTCCGACGAACAGTTTGATACCCTCGTCGTGAAGCTTACTGAAGCTCCTCATTGGCCCGGTCATAAAGACGAGGACGATGAGAAGAAGAAGAAGAATGGCAAAAAGGACGAAGAGAAAGACGCTAAAGCTGGTGGCGGAATGAAGAAGAAGTATGCTGAAAAAGCAGAAACTTCTGAGGAAGCCGAAGCTGAAGCTACCGAAGATGCTGAAGTTGCTGAGGCGCTGCAAAATGCTGAGGCTGAAGAAGCCCCCGCGCTTGCCGCACAAAGCGAAGATGAGAGTGATGCGGTTGTGGCTAGCCTCAACACGTATTTTAATGAGGTTTTAGGCAACGATAACAAAGAGTCGTAAAGGAGAATAAATATGGCACTTAAAGGCGACCGATATGAGTTCGAGACTACCATCGACTTCTTCTTAAATGAAGTTGCAGAGCGAGGTGGTGTCGTGACTCTTAGCACGGCTGGTTCCGGTGCGGCGCTCGACCAATCTGCCGCATTGGTTACTTATGCGGCTGCGCAGTCTGGTCTAGTACCAATTGGCTTGTTGCTAAACGATATGGTCAATATTGACCAAACCCGTCAGCACATCAACTTCCACAAGAATGAGATGCAAAAAGGCGGTAAAGTAACCTTGCTCAAAAAGGGCTGGGTTGTGACTAACTTAATTGACCCAGGCGCTACCATCGCAAAGGGCGATGTGGCCTACGTTGGTCCTAGTGGATATCTTACTAACACGAATAAGTCTCCTCAGTTCAATCGTCAGAATCGAACTGGTGGTATGGCTATTGGTCAGTTTGATAGCCTCAAGGATGAAGACGGCTACGCCAAGGTTTCCATCAATCTGCCACAAGCAGATTCCAACTATAAATCAAGTAGATAAGGAGAACTAATATTATGAGTAAAAAAGACGTTATTAGCGCTCCCTCGCCTGAAATGACTGCTCTGCTTAAGCAAAGCGGTTCCGCAAATCGAGCCGAGTCGCTCGAGGCTACGCATCAGCTTGCTGTTGCACTTCAAGAGCCTCTGCGTCAAGGCGTTATGAGCGGAGATATTACGGGCAACATCTACGAAACTATTTCGTTGGAGCCCGGTGCTACGCCTGAATTTCCTTTGGATTTTCTTGCTCCTGGCACTGAAAAAGATTTTGTTGCTTATAGCATTCCTAATCATGGTCGAATTCCCGAGCGTTACGTGGAAGGCGATTATGTCATGATTCCGACTTTCGAGATTGGCTCGAGTATTGACTGGACCCTTCGCTATGCACGCGACGCCCGCTGGGATATCGTGAGCAGAGCCCTTCAGGTTCTTCAGTCGAGTTTTGTCAAGAAGACGAATGATGATGCTTGGCATACGCTGTTGGCCGCTGGCGTTGACCGAAATATTTTGGTTTACGACGCTGACGCCGCAGCCGGTCAGTTCACGAAGCGACTTGTTTCGCTTTTGAAGACCGTTATGAGACGTAATGGTGGAGGAAACTCCAGCAGCATTAACCGTGGTAAACTCACCGACCTTTATGTGTCGCCCGAAGCTATCGAAGATATTCGTAACTGGGGTGTAGACCAAGTCGATGAGGTTACTCGCCGTGAAATTTATACGGCTGATGACGGAGCTGCTTCTGTAACTCGCATCTTCTCGGTCAACCTCCATGACATTGATGAGCTTGGTGTTGGTCAAGAGTACCAGAACTTCTACAAGAGCGAACTCAGCGGAAGCCTTCAGGCTTCTGACGTTGAGCTTGTTGTTGGCCTCGACCTCAGCTCAAACGATTCGTTTGTGCGTCCGGTACGAGAGAACGTTCAGGTCTTTGAAGATGATAATCTTCACCGTCAGCGTAGAGCTGGTTTTTATGGCTTTGCAGAGCATGGCTTTGCTGTTTTGGATAACCGTCGCGTTATTCTTGGCTCGCTGTAAAAAGCCTAGCTTTTACGGTAAAACAAAGGGCTGGCCCCATTTTTGGGGTCAGCTTTTTTATTATGATTTGGTGTATAAATATATAGCCTAATAGCAATTTATACATATCAGGAGAAATAATATGGCTTACGGTAAAAACGTTGCTTCTTGGAAAAAAGAAATGACAAGCCTTTTAAGGTATGTTATTAATGACGCCGACGAAACAAGTAGAGAATTTACTGACGAGAGGCTTTGCAATCTTCTGGTAACATCAGCCCACCTGACTCTTGGGGTTGTAGATTTTCCCAGCGACTATACAGTTGACATACCCAATTCTGGGCTTTCTCCTGACCCAACGAGCGTTAAAGACAGCTCATTCATGAACCTTGTCATACTTAAAGCGGCTTGTTTGTTAGCTGAAGGTGAATTTAGAGTAGCTACAAATAAAGGCATAGTCGTTAGAGACGGACCGTCTTCTGTTGACCCTAGAGGACTCGTTTCTGCCAAAAAAGAGATGATGGATTCTGCGTGCAAAAAATATCAACAGGCTGAATTTGAGTATAGAGTTGGAAACAGCAATGCGGGAGAGGCCATTATTGGCCCCCACAGAACAAACTATTTCGGAAGCGGCGGTGGCGGCTATCGAAGCATTTAATTTGGAGATAAAATACTATGCCAATAGAAAAAATAAATACAGGAGATGGATACAACAACAGAGACGGCATTGTTTCCCTAAATAAATTTGGAGACACGCAACGAATTGACGTAAATGTTAACTCAAAAGTTGCAGAACTTGATTTTGCAACCAGGGCTTCTGGTCAGCTTCAAACAAAGTTTGACGACTACGGACTTAGAAGAACAACGGTCAACATTGGTGATTGGAATATGGATACCAGCGGTTCTGTTAAAGTAGACCATGGTCTAGAATATTCAGACACATGGAAGGGAACTAGAGATGTAGGTATTGTAATCAGAAATGACGCAGACACAATATACTATAACGACACTAAAACAAACACTGGCGCAGCAGAGATGACAAATGTTTCCATTGCTGTTTCTGGAATTACAAATAAAAAAGTTGTGCTTGTTAGAAAAACTAGCGGAAGCTTTGATTCTTCTGATTTTGACTCAACCAGCTACAACAGAGGCTGGGTAACCATTTGGTATGAATAATGTTACAAGCGCTTATTAGAACTAAAGACTCGTCGTCTTACGATGGGAAAAGAAGAGGCGACGTTATATGTGTTAAACTTAAAGAGTTCGCATATTGGGGTGCTCTCGAAATTAGAGTACATCAGCCCGTTGATTGGATTGACGAGGAACTAGAATCAGAAATGAGACTAGAATATTCCAACACTGGTTCTGCGCCTGTAAGAATAACGCCGTATTCAGAGTCGGAAGAGGTCGAGTTCATTAATACTTCCGGATATCGTTTAGCTAAAGTTGATGTTGCTAAAACTAGGTCTAGAAAGTATTTGGATATAGACGCTATTCAAGATATTAACATTAAAAACCAAGTGATAGGAAATGGAGCTGCGGTTGAGATAAATGGTTTTGAATCATTAATAAAAAATAAAACTGAAGAGCAAATATTAGAAGAGTTTGAATCAAACAAGTCTGAGACTAGAAAATTACTAGAAAAAAGAATGTCAGACAAAGATAATATTACAGACACCCAAGAAATAATAAAAGCGTTGAACAAAATAAAAAAACAGCTTGAGTTAGATGGGGTTTCAATAGAAATTATTGATGGCAAATTTTTGGAGGTTGAAGAATAATGGCTGGAGAAAACGCACTTAGCGGTAGCGATGTAATTACAGAAATTATTCCTGCAAACAGAAGAATTGAAGCTGGAATGAAAATGAATGCTGGAGGAATAAGCTTTAGCGGCAGAAGAGGGCAGGAGATTCCGGAGTCTCAAAACGCTATAGATGAATTAGACAATAAGTTTGTCAAAACTCATGGAGACCGATATAATGTCTAATGAAATAGAGCTTATGGTTTCTGTTAGACGCCAAGGAGAAAAAGGCATCAAAAGAAGAGGCGACGTTATTACTTGTAGGCTTGCTGGAGGCAAGTGGGGAAGCCAAGAGTTAAAAGTGCATCAAGTTGTAACTTGGCCAGGAAATAACGCTTCAGTTGTAGAGCTTCAATCCGCTGCTCTTGCTCTTGCCATCTTGAATAAGAAAAAAGAGTGGGGCGAGCCCAACCCAACTGTAGACTTTCCTTTTTGCGAGATTGTTACAGAGCCTGTTGAAGACGATAATGGTGTTCAGTCTATTTCTCCAGAAGGCGAGCTTATTTTCCAAACTTCGATGACAAACAGAAGCGTTCTTCATTTTGATTTTGACAATTTACCCCAAAGCGAGACAGACGACGTTTTTGACCCAGAAGTAGAGGCTAATTTTTTAGCCGCAGATGATTTAGTTATTTATATCGAAGAGAGGGGCATAGATAAGAGAGAGCCACATGAGAGAGGAATAAAGGAGCATAGGGATATACTTACCCCTAATCCTGTTTTGCATGCAGCTACAGCACTTAGAAGAGACCAAACCACAGACATACAAGAGTACCTTTCACAAACAGTTGAACCATTAAAAAGCTGGAGTACATAAATGGCAACAGTAGTAAATAAAATAACGCTTGAGGTTATTGAGAGTGTAAATACTCCAGAATATAACCTTGACGAATGGCTTATAAATCCAACTATTCCTGACTCTCCTAAACGACACTGGAAAGTGTATGGGAATACAATTATTATTAAAAATCCCACTGAGAGAGCTTCTGCAGACGCTGAGTGGCTATCTCAAGTTAAGTCTGATAAAAAAGACCAATTCAAAGAAGACCTTGGTGAAGCGCTTAGAAGCAAGTATACGGATGACGAGAAGCTCAGTCTTCTGCTCATTCTTCAACTGGCAGTCGCAGCCGGAACTACGGCAAGGGTGACTTATATCTCTCAGCTCGCCGCTTGGATTGACCAAGGACAAGACTTACTTTACGCCGCACAAGACAATGTTGACGCCGCGACTACGGAAGATGAGGTTTCTGCGATGGAGCTAAATCTTGACGCGTGGCTAGACGCTGACCCACAAGTAGTAATTCGAACAGCAAAGGGGATTGGATAATGGCTAGAAACTTTACATTAAATTTCCCATCTACGGCGCTTGGTCCATCATTTACCACTACGGGTCCAAGTTATGTTAATCATGGGACGACTCCTTTTGGTAGAATTGGACTTGCTTTTGATGATTCTGTTGACGAAGCCTCTTCAACTGGTATGTTTCTTATGCCCAGTGAATACACTGGCAGCGGAACGTTGAAATGCGATATAGCTTATTATACTGCTAGCGCAACATCTGGCGACTTAGCAATGATTATTGGGGTCGAAGCTATTACCGACGGAGACTCTATAGACATGGAGGCCGCCCAAGGTTTTGACGTAAGCGTAACCGCCCAAACTAAAACCGTTCCAGGAACAGCCGGACACCCAGACATTTTAACATTTACTATGTCCGCAAAAGACAGTGTGGCTGCGGGAGATATAGTCAGACTAAATGTCATGAGAGATGTTAGCGAAGATGGAGTCAGTGGAGACGTTTACGTTGCGTCCATATCTTTATATGAGGAGACGTAATGAGTATTATATTTGACGGCACAGATGACTGTATTGGCAAAGACAATATAAGTATATTAAACTCTAGCGGGTTCAGCGCAACTGACTATAGTTTCACTGTATCCTGCTGGATTAAGCCACATGGCAGGCAAAACGGCGGTATTTGGGAGCAGTATGACGGCTCTAATGGCGCAGGAAGGCTAGGTGTTTATTCTGTATCTTCTGGTAAACTTCGCATTAGATTTCATAATTCTTATCAAACAAGTACAAGCGCAGTTATAGCTGCCAATAGTATAACTTGGTATCATATTGTTGCTGATTTTCAATATGGCTCAAGAAATCTTTATGTAGATAACTCCACAGCAAAATCACACACTTCAAACAAAAGCTCTGACCATAGCACCTCTGGTCTTGATTTTAAGATTGGAAAAGCATTTGCTTCAAGTCCAGGAAGCGCCTACTACTTTGATGGAGAGATAGCTGAGTGGGCGGCCTGGGATGCAGTTCTTACCGCTGGAGAAAGAACAAGTCTTTATAACGGAGCTTCTCCTCTTTTTGTTCGTCCTGGAAACATGCGAGCGTATTTTCCTATGGGAGGACCTTACGTTGGAAGCACCGCTGCAGCGGCGGGTGCGTACAGAGACGTTATGAACACTTATGACTTAGATGAAACTAGCAGCCCAACTTATGCGCCAAATCAGTTTCAAGCAGGTGCGGCAGGATTAACTAATTTCTTTTATCCCAATACCTATATGGCAACTGATACTATTCCGTTTACCTCTTCTGGAGAAGAAGGCGGCGGTGGCGGCGGTGGCGGCGGTGAAGAAGAAGCGGCAGACGAAGCCGCGATTACAGGAGATGACGTTTTACATGAAATCATTACCGCTAATCGTAGAACCCAAGCTGGAATCACAGTTAATGCTGGAGGAATTAATTTTCAGAAAAAAGATAATACGGATACTGTTGATGCTCAAGTACAGGTTGACGAATTAAACGACAGATTTGTTGAATCCAGAAAACAAAACCAAGACACCCATGGATAAAACATGCCCACAATAAAAACAATTAAACCTGCCGGAGGAGGCGACTACACAAATCTCGCCTTGTGGGAAGACGCTGTAGATGGAGAGGCTAGCGCTGACCAATGGGCTGAATGCTATGCTGGTGGAAACTTAGGCGCTGTTGAATTTTCTGGCTGGACTGCAACTCCAACCGCTGACAACTATCCAAAAATATATGCCGCAGAAGGCAATAAGCATGGGGCAGACAGATATTCCGGAGCATACATAAGCGCTTCAATCCCAATAAAAAGCTCTATGGATTACCTACAAATAGATAGCATACGCATATCCGGTACAGATAATTCTCAAAAAGCCATAGACTTTCTGCCGTCTAACAATGCAAAAGACGCAAGGATTGATAATTGCTATATACATGGAAGATTCAAATATGCTGTTTATATGGGTCAGTCTTCTTCTGGAACAACTAGCGTTAATTATATAACAAATAACATAATTATTATTGACGGAACAGTAAGCACAACGCCGGTTGGCTTGTATTTGTATGGAGCCGACGGCTCTAGCGGAGTAACAACTATTTATGTATATAATAACACGATTTATGTCAGAAACCAGGGAAGCTTAAATAGCTATGGACTTAGGTTTATAAACGTAGCTTCTTGCACATTAAACTTAATAGTAGAGAATAACATAATTATAGGTGCCGTAACTAGCGGAGGCGATTCTATAACATACGCTTACGACCAACTCGCTTTCCACACTGGAACTAAAACTTTTAACTACAACATAAGCAGTGACGGAACGGCAGACGATTTTGGTGGAACTAATAATCAACTTAATGAAAGAGCTAAAAACATATGGCAGGATGCCGAAAACTATAACTATAAACTGAAAAAAAACTCTGTTGCAAGAGACTTTGGAAAAACTATTGGTGATATAACAACAGATATAATTGGTGTTTCCCGCCCACAACCAGAAGGCGGAGCCTATGACATGGGGGCTTTAGAGTATTTTGTAAAGCCCGAAATAACATATGGAGTAACGCCAACATTTTCAATACCAAGCTCAATCATATCTTCTCACGAATATATAACAGACGCATTGATAGAGGGGCCGACTGGACAGCCGTGCCAATTAATATATCCTGTCAACAAAAACTCGGTTTGCCCTAACTGCAAATATAACCCTAGACAAAAAAGGTCTTCTAATATATACAAAGACGGCGGACCAGTGCCTTTCAAAGACCATACGATTTGTCCTTGGTGTGGAGGAACAGGAAAAAGCAACAGGGCAATAAGAGAAGAAATGAGGCTGAGAGTTTATTGGTCACAAAAAGACTGGATTATATCCTCTCCCGTTGAAAATCCAGATTCTTCCGTTATGATTATTGGGTATATGTATAATTTACCAAAACTAGAAAAATGCGATAAAATTCTATTGAACAAAGATGTTCAGCCATACAGAAAATGGATATGCGAAAGGGCAGGAGAGGCAGTTCCCTGGGGCTTATCTCAGGACAGATATTTTGCTCAAATGTTAAATAGAGTTGGGGGAGGATAGTATGAGCACCATAAAAGCCAAAATAAAACTTATTACGCCTCCCAAAGAAATAGAAAGAAGAATTCTAGATACAATCGGCAAGCACTTGTCTCAAAATCTTACCCGTGTTGAAGGAGACATTCAAGCCAGCTTAACGAACATGCTTTTCCAAGCGTTAACCGGTTCTCAAGAAACTCAAAGCATTGTGGCTGGACAATTAAGGTCAGAGCTTGGTATTGTTGACGCTGACGAGCAGTTAAGTCAAATTTTTACAGCTATTGTACACGCTACAAAAGTAAAGTTTGAAAAACCCAAAATTAGAGGGACAAAACTTGCGATGAGCATTATAGTTACAGCAGTTCCATTTGACTTGAGCTCTATTACTGGAGCAAATGGAAAGTACACCACAGAAAAAGGAACAGAGATAGATTGGTTTAAATGGCTTACAGAACTTGGTGACGCTGTTATTGTTAGAAAGCATGAGTCTAGCGCAGAGTTCCCCTCAAAATCTAGAACTGGTGATAAAATTATGATAAAAGGCAAGGGGTGGAGGGTTCCCCCAGAATTTGCTGGAACCGCTCAGGACAATTTTGTTACCAGAGCAACAGATAAAATTTTGCCAGATTTAGAAAAGTATATAATAAAAATGATTAGTAGGAAAATAGGAGAATAGAAGGAATGGCTCTAAATAACCCAAACACGTTCAAGGGTGTAACATCAATACACCAAGAAAACCTAAGCAACAACCTGCTTTTAGGACTTCAGGATTTCCTTTCCTGGGGCCTCCTTCAAATAGGGGCATTTCAAAATATAACCAAAGACCCAGCAATCTCTGGCTCTTACGATGACAGTCACTCAAGGGCAAGGCTCAGAAACTCTGACGACCCAAGCTATGATATTGGACAAGTGTGGGAAGGCTTTAGAAACGATTGGGTTTGGGAGTCTGGCTTTAAATATAATGACTCAAAACCCATACATGTTAGCGGAATATGGATTGATGGATTTTTTTACGGCTCTGGAGACACAACTTATTCTCATTTTGTAGACTATCCAAACGGAAGAGTTGTTTTTGACTATGGAATACCAACAACAAAACGAGTCGAAGCAAATTTTTCACACAGAACTGTCGGAATAACCTTATCTTCTGAAAAATTTATTCAAGAGCTTATGTATGACTCTTATGACATAGAAGACCTAAGCAGCTATTTAATGGCTTCGTCTGGAACCAGAAACCAAATGGGCCAAAGAAGGCTGCAGCTTCCTGTTGTAGCCCTAGAACTTGTCAAGTCATCCAAGTCTGAGCCATACCAACTTGGTGGAGGAAGAATAGCTTATAATGACGTTCTTTTTCATGTTTTTGCAGATAACGAATTTGAAAAAAATAACATCAGAGACGTTTTGTTAAATCAAAATGAAAAAGTAATATATTTAGTCAATAGAGGACTTATGAAGCAGAGCAAAAAATACCCACTTCAAATAGACAGAAATGGCACTCCTGTCAAAAATGCTAAAAATTTCCCCGCACTGACACTCCCTAGCGGGGATGGCGGTTTTAGGTGGAAACAGACCAGATTTGAGTCAATGACGTCTACGGATATGGAGCCTGTAAATTCTTGGCTACACAGATGTACAATTAGGGGAACTTTTTCGACCATACTAGAGGCAGGCACAAACATAGGCAATATTTGATTTTGGTGTATATTACTGTAACTAGCTCAAGCCTCACGGTTTAAATATAGAATTCTATAAAATTTACAGGAGAGTAAAGTATGGCAAATAAAAGAGTATTTTATGCCGCAAAGAAGGCAGGTGTTGGGCCTGTTGGCTCTGCTGGGGGCCACGCGAGAGGCGTAACGGCTGGTAAATTTCGCCAGCTTCACGGTCTTCAATCGGTCGGCATCACGACTACTTTTAACCTGGAACAAACCTTTGAGCTTGGACAACTCGCTATCTATGAAAACATTGAGGGTATTCCCGACGTTTCTATAGATGTAGAAAAAGTTCTTGACGGATATGCTCCAGTTTATATTTTGGCAACATCAGTTAATGGCGACGGCTCATCCAGCAATGCGTCTGGAAAAGCAACAGCAGCTACTTTGATTGGTCGTTCCAAAGCACAATGCGATTTTTGTTTAGCTATCTATAAAGACAGTGATGAAATTGCAGTTAATACGGCTACTGCTGAAACCGAAGCGACGGTTCATGGTGATGGGCGTACAACGCATGCAGAATCTCATGTCATGATGTCTGGCGTTTTTGTAAGCTCTGTTTCTTACAACGTCGGAATTGATGGATATGCTACTGAATCTGTCAGCATGGTTGGACAAGACAAAGTTTGGTTTAGCCTTGAGGCTACTCCGAATTTCAAGAGGGCCATTTGGCACGCAACCGACCTACTTAGCTCTTTGGATGAACCAAAGTCGCTAACCCAAGGTTCTGGTGGTGTGAACCGAAGAGAGGACGTTCTCTTTGAATATCCTGGCAATAATGCTGCTGCCGACGGTAATCGAGATGCGAATGGTTCAGTTTCCGGATTTGGAACTGTCCTGCCCATCCAGATTCCTGGCATTAGCGCAAGCGGAACAAATGACAAAGACAGCAATGGTGACTTTAATTGTCACGTTCAAAGCTTTAGCTGTTCTACTGACTTTGGCCGCGAAGATATCTTTGAATTGGGTCGTAGAGGTCGTTATCACAGATTTGCAAACTTCCCAACGGAAGCTACTTGCGAAATCACAATTATCTCGACTTCTGGTGACTTGATTTCTGCAACGGAAGAGGGCGTTTATGATACGTCCAACGGTGCAAACCTGCAGCATGAGACTATTCGATTGCATCTCAGAGAAGGTTTGGTTGTTGACCTTGGCAAGAAGAACAAGCTTTCTTCTGTCAGTGTTACTGGTGGTGACGCCGGTGGTGGAAACGAAGAAATTACTTACAGTTATACTAACTTTAATGATTTCACCGTTTATCACCCAGAAGACCCGAACTTCAAGAAAGGTAAAGACGGTACTGATTATGTAAGCAGTTCGTTTACGCCAAGAGACGGTCAAGGTGTCGGTGTGGCAGGTTCGAAAATAGGTAGAGTTGCACACGCAAACCTCTAAATATTTTTATTTGGATTAAGGTTGGGGTCATTAATTTGGCCCCGACCATTTTTAAGATTTTATAAAAGGAATAAGGAAAAA